CATTGGCGATACTCCGGGGGAATAAAGCGGCACTCTCGTCTAAGCATGCCGCGAATTTGAATGTCGTCGTCGGGCATCGCCTCGGGACACAAACCTTCCAGTTTGAAGCCCAGGTGTTCGTTGAAACGAATCGCGGCCGTCTTCTTGGTCGGAATCAGCGCCGTGACGCGGCGCATATTCAGGTCAATGAACGGATAACCAAACGCCTGAAACAGCACGCGCCGGGTCAACCAATGGCCATCGCCCTCGCTGGCTACGTGCATGTTCAAGTCCACCTCTGAGAAACCGTCGTAGGCGACCACCGCACACAGCACGCCGTTACGGGAGACGCCGAAAGCCTTGGCGTCCGGTTTGAAGCTGCTCATGCCGATGCGCTCGCAGGCCCAGGCCAGCAGGCCCGGTTGGTCGTCGTAAACAATCTCGATCATGGCGGCGTTCCGATTCTAGAACCAGTAAGCCCAGTATATAACCACCGTCATTGCACGGCGATACGCAGCGTATTCAGTGCCGCGTACAGCCCCCGCACGTCATCCAGCAGCGAATTGAAGTCAGCCGCTGTCGGGGCGGCCGTCACGGGCTTGGTCTTCGGTTCAGCCGTGACCGTGCTCAGCATGGCCAGCGCTTGGCCCACACGCAGCGCGTGTTGCGAAGTCGGCCCGCGATCGCCGTTGAGCACTTCCAACTTCTGCTTTTCCAGTGGTGCAATCATCATGGTCTTACACTCCCGCCAGTTCGTTCGCCGCCGTGGCCAGCGTGATCTGTGTGATAGGCATGTCGCCCGTGACCTCGATTTCCCACAGTTGCTCAAGGAAACCAGCCGGCAATCGACAGGCCGTGTTGACGACACCCACCGTGGCGACCAGCTTGCGCCCGGCATACACGTTGACCGCCACCGTCTGAGCCATCCCAGGCAGCGGCAGCATGGCGTCACCGTTCAGGCCGTAGGCATTGAGCACACTGCCATCGAGTTCGCCGCCAAGGCTCGGTTGCAGGAACAGCGCGGCGTTGTAATCCATGATGGCCTGCCGGCGCCGGGCCAAGGCTTCCTGTTGTTCCGTGGTAAATGAACTGTCTGACTCGACGAGAATGATGCCGAAGTTGGTCGGCTTGGGGACGACGACCAGCTTTGACTTCCACGTCTGGATCGCGTTGGGCATTGATAGCGAATCCCACTCCGACACCACCGAACCAATCAGCATGTAAAGCTGGCCGGTGGGCAGGTCGTAATACATCGCCTCGCCGCGTGCGTTGGTGCGCAGCAGGTACGGTTGTTCGCCCGTCATGTCGATGATGAACGAACCAATAAACTCGTTGCCCTCGGTGTCCGAGTAGTTGTAGCTGGTGAAGTAGCGGCCGTTGTAGTGCGAGGCGGTCATGTTGCCAGGGTTCAGGCGTAGCCAGTCATCGCGGGAAAACAGGTTGCTGCTGATCACACTGGCGCCGGCACTGGTGACTTGAACCAGTCCGTCACTGGCCGGATAGACCACCGTGTAGCCCATGTCGACAATGCCGCGTGGGTTGATGCACGGCAGGTTCTCTTCCAACCGTTGGCTGGACATGCTTTCCGGCGCGTTGCCGGTGACGATGTAGGGCGTGCCTTTGGTTGTGACCACCACCGACATGCCGAACGCACCCAGCCCCACAATCTCGTAATCCATGGTCAGCTTGTAGGCATCGGGCCACGCATGCGGGTGATAAGGCTCGCTGAAGCACAGTCGTTTGCCCTGGAACGCGGCCATCATGCCGTTGGGCAGCGCAATCAGCCCGGTCAGGTCGTTGGGCGGTGCGGTCCAGCCCACCGAGGGAATGACCTCTTGCAGCGATTCAGGACTGACGTTATCGACGTAGTTGTTGGCCGTGGCCGCACGCTCGGCAATGAAAAACAGACTGGTGCCGGTCTTGCCGGTCTGTGCCCGGTAGATCCGCTGCAAGGTGATGTTGCGCCCCGCTGGGGTGGCCGCGAAGTTCGACAGGGTGACGGTCTGCCCCGGTGTCCAGAACACGTCGGCGCTCGCCGGGCTTGGTTCCGATTCTTCGCCGTAGGCCGTGACCCAGGTATAGACATAGATGCGCGTCGTGCCAGCCGCACCGGGGGTCGGTGTCCCGCTGAGAGTCGCGGTCAGGGGAAAGGTCGGGAATGGCACCGCCAACGGATACAGCCCGCCATCGGCGGCCAGCATCTTCGGCGGCCCGTCGCCCATGATATACAGGCGATCCGTCGCCACCGGCCCCGGCACCGCGTACACGTCGCCCGGCCACGCCATCCAGGTGTCATTGTGTTTGTAGATGGTCTGATAACCCCCGGCCGGAGGCGCCGGGAACTGATATTCCGGCCGTGACTGGCGCACCGGGTTCAGGCCACCGTCGTCGAGGCGCGTGTTGTACGCCATCTGCGCCGCCATATCACCCAGCAGGCGCGGGATGATTTTCGGGCTCTCGCCGACAAAGCCGATGAACTTCAGGATCGCCATTGCAGAGTCCTCGCCTACGGTTGAATCCAGATGGCGGTTTGCGCCGCAAAGGCCGCCGTCAGGGCTTCAACCAGTTCAGCCACACCCACGTTGACAATGGTGTTGTTGGCCAACACCCACTTGATGGTGGTCCCAGGCGGCTTGCCCCTCAACACGACAATGGCGCGTGCGAGACGGTTCTGGCTGTCTTCGTTACCGTCAAAGGTGTGACCGGCCAGTGTTGTCACCTGAATCGCGGCGACCTGGACATCACGATTTAAGTCATGCACGGCGCGGGCCTGTGCCGGCGTTGGTGCGTAGGGACTAATCGTCCCATGCTCGCCGTCCACCAGTTGCTGATACAGCACACGGCCGTATTCCTCGACGTCCTCAGCGCTGGCGGCGAACGGAATCCAGCCCAATTCCTCGTGCAGGATTTCGCAATCGATGCTGCCAACGGGGTTGTAGGTCGGGTTGCGCACCTCACGCACCGGCAGCGGCTCGACGTAATCATTGCCCATCGGCGGTTCGATCACGTCCACTACTTCTTCATCAGCCATCATTCACCCCTTATGCGTAGCGAAGAAAAAGCGAGCTGTAGCCACTGCGGCATTCACCCAGGCAGCGCCACGAACCCGGTAGGGTGATACCGCCCGCGTTACCGGAGTCGCTATAAGCAAGTGAAGTTCCCGCAATCACGGCACCACCGCCAACAGTGGCGCCCCACAGGTTGCGGGCGAAGGCATAGGAGCCAATGGCACCAACCGCAGCACCAGCAATCGCGTTAAACACCCGCAAATTTGCGTTCTGGTCATGCCAGATCACATAGGCGTTCGCGCCCAAGGAGGCACCACCGATCTTCACCTGATTGTCAGTATCAAGACCAAAGAAGAGCGCATGCGATCCGCCACGGTGAAACTGAATAATCGCCGAAGCGGCGGGATTACTGCCGTTGAGAATTTCCAGTTGTGCCGTGCCCATTTGTGCCGAAAAAATGGCGGGAGGGGAACCGGAACTCAGCGACGTGCCTTCGCTTCCGTCGTTGGTCGCCCGTCTGAGGAGATACCCCGTGCTATCCCGGCCATCCAGCAGGTCGGAGTCAGCAGCCTTGCCCCCGACCGGCAGGTACGCGGCCGGGTTCAGGTTGCCGGTGTGCCAGACGTTGTGGCCGAACACCTGAAACGAGCTATCGGCCATGTTGGCATAGATAATCATGGTGGTGCCCCCGTTTTCCGAGAACACCCGAAATGCCCCCGTCGACAGGTCGAGGTTGATCGAGCGGGCAGAGTTGGCAAATACCAACCGGGGCGACTCAGGAACCCCGTTTATTAAAGTGACGCTGCTGCCTGAATTGGCGCCGCCACTTAAGGATATCAACTGGGCAAAGCTGTTAACGCCGCTCCAGGTTTGGTTGTTGCCCAGTTGGCCAAATTCCGACAGTGCCTGATTGGTCAGGCGCAGCTCGACGCGATCCCCGGCGTTAAACGCTTGGGCGGTCGTGCCTTCCATTGCCCGCTGTACGGTCAGCACGTCACCCGCACGCCCCACGCAGCGCATGATTTCCAGCGCGCCGGATGCCTTGACCACCGTAACCGGGAACCAGCTCACGCCATTGACAGGAACGGGGAATTTCCCGCCCGTGCCGGCCGTGACCGACAGCGTTGTGGCACCAATGGCCAGCGATGAGGCCAGTACCGTGTTCGCGTTGTTCGTTAGTAAGACTGGCATATCAGCACTCCGTGACACGCAAGTTGAAAGAGACTTCCTTGACGCGCCCGACATCGGTGGTGGCGGTCACGTTGATCGAATAGGAGTTACCCACCACACCGCCTGACAGCCACACCTTGACGATCTTGTCGTAGATTTCGACGCCTTCCACCAGGATGTCGGGCGAGTCGGCGACAGCGGTTGCAGCGGTAATGTGGTCGTCGTCGTACAGCCACTTGATAAAATCGACGTCGTAGTCGAGGCGGTCGTCGTCGCGTTGGCGTACTGATCCCAGCATCACAGCGCTCTCCTGTCTGGCGGCACCAAGAAGCCCCGGTGTTCAGCGCCTACGCGCAAGACACGGCCGATTGGCGCCTCGATGTAATGATCCGGGGGTAACGGCGGCCGCCCGTAAGGGTTGTCGACCAGCTTGAGCTGAATCGACAGCTCGCCACTCGCGTAGACGTAGTGCCACACCTCCAGCTCGCACTGAACGTGGTTCGACAGCGGTAGATAGCCGGACAACTCAGGATGCGCGCCGAGTCGGCCGTCACCGTCGAGCCTGAGCACCGTGGCAAACTCAGCCGGTGCCAACTGGGCCAACAGGTTCGCTTCGCCCCACTGCCCGACCTCGATCTGGATGTTGCCCGGTGGACTGTCGATTTCCACGCCATGGCCAATCCAGCCTTCAAGCTCGCCATCGAACACCACCGGCAGCGTGCCAATGATCTGCACGCCGGCCGCGATATGCAGGTCCAGCACGCCTTCCAGTTGCATGGTGAAAGAGGCACTGATCGCCGGCACCGCCACGATGTCGCCGTCCAGCCCCACCACGACATCGGCTTGGCCGACGATCATGCCCCAGCGAATCAGGTCGCCTTGCAGCGCCAATGCCGTGTCGGACTGCCCGATCAGCGTCACGCCGATCATCAGCACGCCATCGGCCGTGGTGTCGATCGTCGCTGTACCTTCCAGCGCGGCCACCATCGACAGCTCGCCGAGGGTGTCCAGGTGCAATGGGAACGTGCCTTGCCCCACGATGCCGTTGGCGATGCTGCCGTCCAGCCCGAGGGCGAACGCAACCACCTCATCGTTCATCAGAACGAGAGGATCACCATTCAGCTCGCCGCCATCGAGGGCAAAGCGGTTCACTTAGAGCACCTGGCCCGTCAGTTTCTGCACGTCGACCACGAACACATCGCCGGGGTTGATCGTGCGTGCCGACGCCAAGGGGGCATAGACCAGGGCATTGCCGGCCACGGCCGCATCCCAGATGCTGAAGTGGGTCACGGTCAGTGCGGCTGCGCCGTTGTACATGGCGTACAGCAGTTGAAAGGCGTTTTTGCCCACGCCGTTGGCCGGTGCGGTCCATGCGGTGTTCTGCGCACCCCCTTTCGAGGCGTCTTGCCGGGCATAGGTCGACCACACAGCGGTGGCCACTTCATTCAGCGCGCCGGTTTCGCCGGGGTCAGCGGTATGCAGGGCGATGTAGGTCTTCGGCGGCGAGACAAAGGCCGTGTTCCGGTAAACGTGGTCAAACAGCTTGTTTTCCAGGTAATCGGTTGCTGCGGACATGGCGGCACTCCTTAGAAAAATTGAGCCTTGGTGCGGTAAGGGGCGTTGTGCTGGCCTTTCACGTTGATCCCGGTCAGCTCCTCGATGCGCTGGTCGAAACGCGCCGCGTAATAGGTGGCGCGGTTGACGTCGGTGAACAGCTTGGCCGGCGTCATGAGGATTTCAGCCAGCGCGCCGTCAGCGATGGCCGTGCTGTACAGGGCACCGAGAAAGTCCGGGAGCAATTGCGCCTCGTCGGCCGGGCGTAACACCGTCGACAGCGACAGCGTGCCGGTACAGAGCGGAATCACGCGCACGGTGCCGGTGGCCAACTGGGTAATCCAGCGTGCGGTGTCACCCTCACGCAGCCTCCAGTTCGGCTCACGGGTTTCCAGCCAGTCGAGCGATACCGGGTCGATCTTCGAGTCGTTGAAGCGGGCGCTTTCGATCTCAAACAGCACCGCGTCAACCGGCACGCACACCACGTCGCAACTGTCCGGGGTCACGGTGAAGGTGTCGCAGTCACGCCACAGCCGCGTGCGCTCACAAAAGCGCTGGGCAGCGACAATGATGGCGGCCAGCGCTACCGGTTCCGGGCACCCTGGCGCTTGCGGCATGATCTTCGTGAGAAACGTACTGAGTTCGATCATGCGGACCTCACGTTAGGCGATGCCGCCTCGGTAATGCCGTTGGCGGTGTCGATGGCTTCCTTGTAAGCAGCGAAGAAGTTGGTTGCCATGCCCGCGTTCGCGTACTCGCTGTCTTTGGAAAAGGCCCGGTAGCACAGGTAATAAACCATCACGCTCAGGTACTCGCGGCCAAACTCCAGCTCGTCCACCTCATCCACGACCACAGGCGGCATTTGCGAATGCAACAGGTCAACCAGCGTGCCGCCCTTGGCCGGTGGCCACACGTAGAACTGGCGCGGCGTGGCCTCATCGAACATGAAGTGCTTGATCGTGATTGACGACTTGGCGCCATGCCATCCGGGGCTTTGATCGTCCAGCAGGTTGCGATCGATGCGCCGTACCGGTACGCCAAACTTGCCGTCAGCCTTCACGTTGCGCACGACATCGAGCAGCATCACCGTGTCATCCGGCAGCACCTGATAGGTGCCTTCAGTCAGTTCAAAGGTGCGGTGGATCGCCCGCGCAGCCGGACGGCGAATCACCAAGTCAGCCGCGCCTTCGTTCACCCACTCAATCAGTTCGGCCTTGGTCCAGCGCACGAACGACTCATCCAGCAGGGTGATTGACGCGGCTTTCAGGATGTCGCCGACCAGAATGGGCATGGCTATTCCCCTTCGGCCAGCAGTTCACGCAGGCGTGGCACGCCGGCTTTGCCGTTGGGTTTCTTGCCAAACTTGGCCAGGTACTGCGCTTGCAGGTCGGCCAGCTCGTCAGCGGCCGTAACGTCCGGGGCGGAGTTCGTTTCGGCGCCGCTCAAGTTCCCAGCGTCCGAAACGGGCGCTGTCTCGGGGGTCGGCTTTGCTTCCGGTTCTTCGCCGTCCACGTCGCTCTCGTCCAGGTCGTCGAGGGCGATGTCGATGAAGGTGTTGCGGTCTTCGGCCTGCAACTGATTCCACTCGCGGGTGGTCAGGCCCGACAGCTCCAGGGCGTGGAACACGGCATCACCGATTTCGATACGGCGGCCGCCCACTTCGACGCTGGCCGGGTGTACGGTGCTGCCACGAATCACGTCTTCATCAACCGGGGCCAGACTCGGCACGGTTGGCGGTAACAGGAGTTCGGCAATGACCGGCTTGAGCGCTTCCGGCACCGGCTTGTTGCCCGGCAGGCGGTAGGCTTCGCTGATGCTCAACAGGCGGGCCAAGTGCGCTTCGTCTGTGACCTCGCAGACATGGCGGCCTTGGGCATCAACTTCAAATTCGTAGGTGGTTTCACCCAAAATCACTTTGGTCGGTGGCTTGCGACGTAGGATGCTCTCGATTTTCATGTGGGTAGCCCTAAACAGGTGGGTACAAAAAAGGACCGGCCTAGACCGGCCCTCTCTGGCCTTGCTGGTTACTGCTTGGTGAACAGAATCAGCTCGATCACCTGGCCCGTCTGCGCAATGCCAGCCCCCAACACCTTCACGCCGATGCCGCGATCAGCCGCGATCGGCAGCACGCGAAAGCCCGCTGGGTTGACGATGCGTTGAACCGCGTTGTCAGTCGCGGCGATGAACAGCTCAGTGCCCGAAGTACGCGCCGGGTCGGTGCTGCCCACGGTGCCGGACATGATCCCGACGTTGAACGTCGCGGCGCCCACTTCATCGACGATCAGGATTGCATCGACGATGGTGTGGTACGCCGGCAGGATCGCCAGCTCGATGATGTCGTTGGCCGCCACGTCCTTGGTGACTTTGAACGTGTACTTTTCAGCCACGACGCCGCCTGCTTCCTCAGAAACCGGAGCCTGCTTGCGACCGATGGCCCAATCGGAAAGAACAATAGCCATGGGTAAATCCTCTTCTTAGGCGTTAGGGTCGACGCAAGCGGTGTCGAGGGACAGCACACCGAAGTCGCGGGAGTTGAAGCGCGCCTTCTTCATACCGAAGATGGCGCCCGCCGCGACCGTTGGCTCGTTGTCGTAGTCTTTCATCTCTTCCTTCCAGCTCCAGCGCATGCCACCAGCGGTGCCGAAGGCCACCACACCCGCCTGACGACCCAAGAACAGGGCGCGACCGGCTTGCACGTTGGAGCCCGCGCCGTAGTCGTCGAAACGAATGGCGTTGCGGTGTTCGTGAAGGACGACGTTCTTGATCATCCCCAACCCGCCTTTGAAAATCGGGTTGTTGCGACCTTCGGCTGCGGCTGCGGCCTTCTGGATGTCCAACCACTGGCCACCAGCAGCGGTGCGCAGGTCGTGGGCTTGGAATGGGTTCATGACCAGGACGTAATGCTCTTCGCCGTCGATGGACACGGGCACCATGTTTGCTGCTTCCGGGTCTTGCGCCTGAAGCATGGTCGACTTGACCTGTGCTTTCTCCACCAGCAGGGTCGACATCTTGTCGGCTGCGGTCAGGGAGAGCTTCGAGGTCGCGACACCGCCGTACAGCAAGTGGCCGGCATCCGGTGGCTGGATCGCGTTGCTTGCGCGGCCTTGCCAGTCGAGGGCAAACAGGAAGTCTTTGTTGATGCCGCGTGCGCCCGACAGGTAGATGAACATCATCTCGTCGTAGAAACGGGACCAGTAATCCGACAGCAGACGACGGGCGTTGCCGCGCAGATTGAGGTTGGTGCGCTTGCGGGTCATGGCGCCGCCAGCCGATACGGCGTGCCGTACCTGGTCAATCGCTACTTCATCGGTGTAATACTTCTGCGATTCTTCCTTGCCTTCAAGGCGCGCATCGCCTTCAGTGGCTTCGCCGCGCAGTTGTACCGACAGGTCGAAGGACACGCGGTCGCCCGCATCGCTTTCGAGTTCGGTCTTGCGCTGGATGATGCTGTTTTCGTCAGTGCCGACGAACTTCTTCTCGAAGTACGCTTTTTTGATTTGATCGACGGCCAGACCGGTCGACCATGCTTTCTGCGCTTTGGGATCACCCCAAGCAATGACTGTAGAGCCCATAGGACTATCCTCGTGTGAATGAATAACTCAGTCACATAGGCAGCTCCTGCGCTCTACGTTGGTCTGATTATCGATCTGGTGGTTAGCTTTTGCAACCGCCAGTGTTTTAAGCCCCTATCAGCCCCTGGCGCATGAACTGCGCCGGGCTAGCATCCTCACTGACACGGGTGATTTTCACGCTGCGATCGGCGTCAAACGCGACACGCGCATTCCGGCCTGACTTGTCTTCGAGCGTCATGACGACAGCGTTCGGGCCTTCGCCGATTCGCACGCTTTCGCCGGGTTTGAGGTCGAGTCGCAGCATGGTGTTAGGCTCCTGCGGACAGGTAAGCGTACTGGTCAGCCTCGCTCATCTTGGCAAAGGCCTTCTCGCGGGCGTCCGGTCCCATGCGGTTGAGGTGCGCAAAGCGGTTCTCGTCCGTTTCCGAAATGTCCGAGGCCGGCAGGCTGGCCAGCGTGGGCGGTGCGTTGATCGCCTTCGGCGCGGCCTTCTTCGGCTCGACCTTGCCTGACTTCGCCGGCAACACGCCTTCCTTGACGCACAGGTCGTGGGCCTTCTGCATGATTTCCGTCGCGCCCAGCTCGGCGTTGACTGGATCGCTGGCCACGGCGATGACGGCTTGGTTCAGCGTCTGAAAGCGTAGGTTCTTGGGGTCGTTGGGAATCTGCACGTCCTTCAGGAACGTGGTGATTTCCAGCGTCCGCTCGTTGGTGATGCGCTGGACCTCCATCTTTTCGGCAATGCGCGCCTCGGCCACGGCCATCTTGATCTCAAGCGCTTCATCGTTGAGCTTGTCCAGGGCGGTATTCAGCTCAGTGCCGGTCAGCTCGCCGTCGTCGAACAGGGCGGTCAGTGCGACCTTCTCATCGACGATCTTGGTCAGGCGTTCGGTCGCGCCTTCGGGGACTTGCGACACGAACAACGGCTGATGCGTCACGGCTTCGACAGGCGCCGGCTCTGCCTTGGCCGGGTCAGCCTCAACCTTCGCCTCAACTTCCGGCTCGGTGCGTGGCTCGCTCTTGTCGATCAGGGTGCCCGCGTCTTCAGCCGTCTGCTTGCTGCGCACGGCTTCATCGGCGTTAAACACCGGGTCGTCGTCACTGGCGCTCTCGATCTGCTCGTTCAGCTCGTCCATGGCGGCCAGTTCCGCTTCGGTCATACCTGCATTTTCAGTCGACATTTCAATACCTCAGTTCAGTGGGTAGCGGTGCTCATTGCGGGGCGCCGGGCACGGGGATGCCTTGCTGCATTTGCTCGGCTGCGCCTGGGACTTGGGGTTGTTGTTGGGCCTGCTGCTCTTGCATGGCCTGCTCTTGCATGGCCTGTTGCTCTTGCATGGCCTGCTGCTGGGCCTGCTGCTCGGCGGCCATGACCTGCTGGGCTTCTTCTTCGGATTTCGAGACGTAGCCGGCTTCGTGAAGCAGGGCATCGGCGACGGGGAGGATGGCGGGGTTGAGCGTGGCGACCTGGGCAGTCTCGACGGCCTTCTGCTGCGCACCGACGTTGCCGGCCACGGTGTCGACCATGGTTTTCTGCGCGCTGGCTTCTTCCTTGGCGGTCT